AACGCGGTAGGGTCGATCCGCCTCGTTGCTGCCACCCTCGCGTGAGTCCCGCGATCCATCGTGGAAAATGCTTGAAAAGCTGCCACCGCGATAAGCGTTAAGCGCCGTCAAAGCGGCCCGCGAGAGCGCTTTAGCGCCGGAGTATGTGTCACCGTAGCAATCAACCTGCACACGCCCCACAGACAGGCCGTCAGCGCCTTTGAGCGTGTGCCCGCCGTTGTCGCCAATGACACTCAGGACGATGGCGGGCAGCGGCTTGCCTTGTGGGTGTCCACCGAAATTAATCCGCGACGCGGGCGCGAGGTTAGTCACCCCGCTTGCTGCGTGCAGGATGGCGCGAAATGCTTCTTCCATGGCTCATCCCAACTTGCTAATATAGGCAGCAATATCCGCAGTCAAAACGCTGCCGATCTCAATTTTGTGCAAGTCCAGGGAAAAAACGCCGTTCAGGACATAATCCTTGCCGTCGATAATCACATAAAGCTCCAGCCCCGTTTCGTCATTGGTCCGAAGGTTTAAGTCCAATCGACCCAATGTTGGTTTGTGAGTTATGTTTGCCATAGCTTATCCCTTCGCAGCATTTTTAAGATCAACTGCGGCATCGAAAAGTTCTGTTTCTGCGGGAGTGAGGTCACTGCGCCGCGAAACTTCTTCGGCCCAAGCGCCTATGGCTCCAACTATCCGCCTAAACTCTTCCAAATCCACGATTTTTAATTTTAGTGTCGTGCTTATTTCCGCCATGGCTTATCCCTTCGCCTTTCGCGCGGCCTTGCGATCCGCCCGCGCTATGCTCTTCGACAGTTCGGACCACATTTCATCAGCCAAGCGCTTGAGCAGTGCGCCTTTGTCAGCATCCCAAGCGGGTCTGACAAAGGGCTGCGGGCCGTGGTTGATGTTGCCAAATTCTTGGTTCCACGCCGCCGGATCTGGGCCGGGGCCGACGAACATTTCCACCGATGCCCGATCATCGCGAAACATCTTGCGATGCTTGCCCGCCTGTCGCTTGCTCAGCTTTGTGCTGACCGCAATTGACTCGGCGAGATCGTCACTGGAGGAATCCCCGCGAGGTGCGTTGGAAATCATCAGATCGGCCATTGGCTTCGCCGACTTTTTTAGCGCGCGCCGCAAGACGCCCTTGCCTGCTGATTGCGATAGCTGCTTCAGGGCTTGCTCAAGCTCTGCAAATCCTTCGGTCTTGAAATCCGTCAACTATTATCCACCCGTATCAGCCCGCGCCGCCGCAGTGATTTCCAGAGATACGCGGCGGCCCTTGCCCTCTTTAATGCCGCTGATGTCATAAGTGACGCCCGCACAGACAAGGCGATCCTTTGGCGTCAGCGCTGCTGTGAACGCTGAGTAGCGGACAACAAAACGGCTTGTGATGATCGCTGAAACCTCGGAGGCGCGAAAGCGTTCAGCGTCACTGACGTCTGTTTTCTGCGCCCAGACTGCGGTGCCGTGGTTTGCCCAGTTTTGCACCGTGCTAAACCCATCATCGGCATCGGTGAAGCGTTGGAATTGAACCCGGCGATCCATCGCGCCCGCGCTGATCAAAACAAGCCTCGCGCGGATCTGGACGCGGCAAGCATAAAGGTAAACGCAAGCGATGCAGAATCTGGCTTTTCCTGCGCCGCCTCACGATGTTCGTAGAGGTAGGCAACCATCATTGCAATTCCATGCCGCGTTGTCTGCGCAATGTCAGACGCAGCATCTCCATAGCCAGCGACATATTCAATTTGCAACGCGTCTTCGCGAATATCCATCGCAGGCCAAGAGCCTGTGTCGGTCAGGTACACCTCGCCATTAATCAGCCGATAATTTGATGCGTCCAGCGTTTCCAGCGCGCCATCTAAATAATACTTGATCGAAGTGATCGACTGCGCCGGAGTGATTGGCAAATTTATGGGGCTGGTGGATCGCGCCGGGAATATTGGGAAGAACACCCGATCAACAATTTCTAAATTTCCAAGCGTCAGACGCCAGGTCTGAGAAATCAAAGCATCGCCGGTCACGCCGTCTTTTGCGTCAAAATACGCGGTCGCAGTGGCAACTAGGCGCGCCACAAGCGTGTCTTCTTCGTCGTGGTCAATTCTTGCCTGATCCTTGGCTTCTGCTGTTGTCAGAACCGGCGTGGCCGGTGCCGTGATAAGATCTGAAAACATGCTGTGACCTCAATTTAGTGCCATATTCTTAGGATGTGGGCCAGTTACCCGGCCCATCACCAAAGATTATGTTGCTGCGATATTGGCCGCTGCGTCACCTGTTGGTGCATAGCGTGGGCCTTGCAGCGCCCAAGCACCGGCAACAATTGCGTTTGTGCCTGTGGTGCCCGTCACAACGGCGCGCACGTATCGCTTGCTGCCAATATAGCCCAGCGAACCCTTGGCCAGACCATCATCATCGTCTGACGTGACCTGAAGCCCGGCTTCGAGCCCCACAAGGTCAGCATCAGCCACCGCCGTGAAGTCGGCGCCTGCTGTGGTTGCGCTTTCCTGCACCTGAACAGAAAAGCCAGCCGCCGCCCCCGCGTCCGTAACCACGCCAGTCAAAAACTGGAAAGTTGCGGAGCTGAAGTCAGCCAGATCGACGATATTGCCAACTGCCGGGGTTGTGCCCGACAGGGTTGCCACGATGCCGTGTGCGACGGTCGTGACGGAACGCATATCTTTCATATACATTTCAGTTTCTCCTTACGATGCGCCGAACTTGATCAGCTTGATTGCGTCAAAGTCGGTCACGCCGCCACCAACTCGGGTGAAGAACTTGAACAGCACGTTCGGGGTTTGCGTGAAGATATCACGGACCAACGAAACGGTCGGGCTGTTCACGACCAAGTAGTTGCTGAAATCGCCGACAGCAATTGACAGGCTGTTTGCGCCGACTTCGGGCATGTCGTCTGCGACAAAAACAGGACGCCCCTGAATGGTGCGGACAATCGTTCCATCCGTGTTCAGCATGGACTGGATCAAGTAGCTGCCATCCCCATCCTTCAGCACCGAAACGTCTGCAGCCGTGGTGTTCTTCATCATCCACGATGCGTTGGCCTGATACATGCCCTGCAGGTCATAGAACGTGCGGATCAGCACGTCAGCGGGCCCGGCAGTAGCAAACGCGCCGGAAGCGCCGGTTGCGCGGTATTGCAGGGTTTCAGCAGCCCGATCTTCGTCCTTCGCGTTGTTGTTGCTGTAAGACAAAAACCCCTTCGGACGGTCGACACCGGAACCAGTGATGAAGGATTGAGCCTTGTCGCGCAGAAACTTGTCCTGCACGCGCCCGATCAGGAAGCCCTCGACGTCGTAGTCAGACACATCAAGCAAACGCTGCGGGATGCGTGGTGTGGCGCGCAGATCGTGCGTCGCGATGCTGATCTTGTTGACCGTAGGCGTGCCAGTTTCTGTCGAAGTCGTGCGCTCACCGTCTCCCCAGCCCGAACCGGGCTCGTCGCGCTCAAGGATGATCTCGTAATTGCCGCCCGAAAAGCTGATGCTGGATGCAATCTGCTCAATCGGTGAAGTGCGGCGGCTACGGCTCTGGATGCCCTCGCGCATGCCATCAGAAACCAAAAAACCGCCACTTGCTGCGGTCTGCGTACCCATTGCCTTGATTTCGGCCACACCCTCGCCGTCGCGCAGATATTGCACGAATTTGGTGGCGTAGTCGTCATCCTTCTTTTCGCCCGGCGCACCGGGACGGTTCAGCTTGGTTTCCACTTCGACCAGACGGTCGGAGTTGGATTTCTGCTCGGCCTCAAACAGCGCGGACAGGTCAGCTTTCATTTTGGAAAGCGTGTCATTGTCCACAACGTCAGCGGCTTTGCCTTCCAGTTCCTCGACTTTTCCGCGCAGTGCTTCGACGGTCTTTTGAGTCGAGGAAAACAGTTCTTTCACCTCAATCAGGTCAGACATAGTTTTTCTCCTAGTTTGTGTTTTCACCGCGCATCAGCGCGGCAAGCTCAGACAGACCTTCAGCGCCAGCGTCCTGCTTGGCCTTGATGGCTTCGTACCCGCCAGCCATAAGCTGACGAGCGACGGCACGGGAAATCTTAGCGTCCTGCGTAAGAACCCGTTCCATATCTCTGCGCGACATTTCAGCGGCTTTGACCGCATCAATTCTCGCCATTTCATTCATGGGGAAAGTCACCAAGGACACCTCCCACAACTCCGCTTTTTCAATCATGCGCACGCCTTTCGACACGCTGTCTTTGATTGTGCGAAATCCAATTGAAAGCCCATCAAGAGCATCGGCCTTGACCAGCTCGTAGGCTTCCTTTCCGGCTTGGATGGTTGTCAGGAGCTTTCCCTTGACCCGGAGCCCTATTTCGTCTTCGGACATTTCCGTCCAAACACCGATCACAGAATAAGCATCGTGCTGATGCAGCATCTTGACCTTGCGGCCACTGGCAAGACTGTCAGCAAACGCTCCGGCCATGACAATATCGCCGCCAAGATCAACGTTGCCATAAAGTGACCCGTAGCCCTCGATCATTCCGGTCTCGTCGGCCTTCCAATCAAGATCTATAAATTTATATTCCATCGCTGGGGGCTCCCGGTGTCATTGCGCCTTGCGAAACAGTGTTGGCAAATGGCTCGTCAATGGGGTTGAGGCCGACCTCGACCCTAATTTCGTTTTGCGACATCCATGCGGGACCACCGCCCGCGCCAAGCGCCTTCGCGTAGTAATCAGACTGAGCTGCAAAATCGCCGCGCATCAGGTTGCGCTCGTCTAAATCGACACGCAGGCCGCTGTCATGGCCGAGAATGTCGCGCGTTGCGGCCTGCTCCCACCGCTCAATCCAAGGCCCAAGCGTGTGTATGACGTGATTCCTGAACATCTGCTCGGCGCTGGCAAATGTGGCCGCCTTGTCAGCCTGCATCAGCATGATCGGCTGCACGCGAAACACCCGTGCAATTTCCTCAATTTGAAGGCGGCGCGTTTCGATATACTGCGCGTCAACACTGGTCATGGTCATGGATTGAAACTTTGCGTCGCCATCAAGGATCGCGATTCCGCCTTCGCCGTTGGGGCCGAACTTTTCTTTCCACGTATCGCGCAGCTTTTCCTTGGTGTCTGGCTTTAACGGCATGGCGAACGACAACACGCCAGAAGGTTTGCCGCCATTTCCGGCCAAACGCGCCTGCTGCTTTTCCAATGCGCGGGAAAGTCCGATGGCCTCGCGAGCTTGGCGGACTGCCGGAAGGGCTTGGAAGCCATCAAGCGACGGGCCGCGAAGGTAAAAAACCTGATCAAGAGTAAAATACCCGTGCGTTTTGTCAGAATAGTCCACGCGGATCTTTAATGAATAGTCCGAATTCTGCTCAACCGACCATGCCATTGACGGCACCGGCAGAAGCTCCCGAACTTCGCCGCCAACCACGTTCTTGATCGCGATCGATCCCTTGCCAAGCGCGGCGTTGAAAACCATGCCTTCACGGAATTCATAGCTTGTCTGCCAATCGTTCGGCTTTTGCGCCAACAGCTTGTGCGCCGAGTGGTTTCGCATAACCTTGACGCGCAGCAGGTCCGTCACCGGGTCAAAGCTGTCTTCAACCACCCGAACCGGCATCTGACCAATGCCCTCGGCAATGACTCGCGCGGCACAGAACACCGCCGCCACGTCAACAGCGTTGCGCTCGGTTACATCAACGCCTGAAGCTGTTCCGTACCCCATGAAACCAGCGATGCCAAAAAGCTGATCAAAGGTGTATGTCGCGCTTTTCTTGATAAGGCCAAACATTAAAGCACCATCAAATCATTATCTTCGAGGTAGGACGGATCGCTATCGCCACCTCGCGCTGTCGCCGCGCCAACTGCCATCGCCAAAGCTACAGCCATGTCAATTCTCCCGGTCGCTTTGTGTTTCGTGAACCGCCGCAAGTCAGCGGGTGATCGGTCAAACGTGGCGGACATAACCGCAGACCGCAGTGCCGGGTTGATATGCACCCGGATGCGCCCCTCCATAATGAGCGTTTCCAGCTCATCCACAGAGCCCGGCATCCAAAGCGATATTTCTTCGCCATCTTCAGTTTCGCGCTTGCGCTTGTTCCACCCCTGCGGGTG